ACTACTATTGTGTTAGTAGTTGTATTAACGTTTACTGACATTATCGTGTTACTTCTTGGCTTAAACTAACTTGTCCTTCTAAAATTCGAGTTACTACACTACCTGATGTTATTTCTAGGTCATAACGCGCGGTATTAAATGTAAAATTTGAAGATGATGCAGCAGATATATAGATGCCTATAGAGCCAGAGGTAGGTGGAGTAGTCCCATTACTTCCGCTAAAATTTAGACCAGTACCATCAACAGCTAAAGAACTAGATAATATAGCATATGTGGTAGGATTTTGATCAGCATAATTAGATCTAATCATCATTTTACCACTATATCCAGTTAGGTCTACTGGGTTGTTAGATGAGTCTTTATATTGAATTTCAAAATCTACTGTTGAACCTTGTTCTATTACAAATGAGTATTTTCCTGCTGCCATGTTAGTGTTTAGCTATAAATATTTAGTCTCTATATTCAGCATATAAGCCAAGTATAGGCTCTACAATTTCGTGGCGATGATTTGTTTTTAATGTTATTACTTTTACTCCTTTAATTTCTGCTTCCAAACGAGTAAAGAAACCAATACCACTATCTTTCTTTTGTTTTAAGTCTGTTTGAGTGATGTCTCCACAGAATATCATTTTTCCGCCTTTACCTAAACGACCTAATATCATTTCGGTTTGACCATGAGTAATGTTTTGACATTCGTCTACTATTACTACTGCGTCTGGGAATGTTCTACCTCTCATAAATGCGAATGGTACAATTTCAATTTGTCCATCTGCTACCATTTTTTCTATTTTAGTCTTATCATATAACATATGTAAGTTAGCATAGATAGGAGCTAACCATGGATCCATTTTTTCTTTTAAGTCACCAGGTAAGAAACCTATTTCTTCTTTTGCTACTGTAGGTCTAGTGATGATGATTCGTTCAATATCTTTTCTAAACATTAAATCTAAAGCAACTTGACAAGCAACTAATGTTTTACCTGACCCAGCCATGCCTTTTAGCAGTGTGACAGGATTATCTAAAATGACTTGTTTTGCTTCTTTCTGCTCCTCGTTTAGTTGTATTTTAAAACTAATCGGATTTTTAGGCTTCCTCTTTTCTTTGAAGATATTTTTTGCCTCCTCACTTCGGTTGAAATCTGTCATGACTTATTATTTGTGTATAAATATCAACAAAAAAGCCCAGATTACTCTGGGCTTAATTGTTAGATATTATCTAGGGATTGCTTACAGGGTGTTCAAACCGTTGATGTAAACCTTACCATAGAATTCAGGACGTAACATCTTCTTAGCGAAACGAGTCAACAATCCTTTACGTGGTGTGAAGGTGTTTGGATCGTAGATAAGAGGAGTCATGATCAACGGAATGTATGGAGCGAATACAGCACCTGCCTCTAAGAATTGCTTACCACGGAAACCTACTAAGATAGTATTTTCAGTCATGTAAGGGTTCTTATAAACAGTGTAACGGCTATTGAATTGACCAGCTTTTTGTACACCGAATGCATATTCCATGTCTTCAGCTCCGTTAGCATTTGCAGCAAATCCTGGGATTGATTCCAAGATAGTTGATACTGTAGGAGATACTACCATGAAGTTTGCACCACCACGAAGAGTTAATTGGTGAATACGGTTACTGATCTTGTTGATCTTAGTACCAAGAGTTTGGAACCAAGCACCTTGAGTGTTGAAGAAACCTAAACTTGCAGTTGGTAACTGGTTAGCACCTAAAGTTACATTATTAACAGCTGACCAGTACTCAGTATTAGCAGCTGGAGCGTCTTCAATTAACATATCAAGAATTTCAAGATCAATCTCTAAAGAGATATACTCACTCATGATGTTAGTTAATTCAGCTTCAGCATCTAAGTTTTGGTAAGCATTCAAATCTTGTGCAAATTCTGGAGTCCATGCTGCCTTTAACTTTTTAGTTTTAGCAGTAATAGCTTGAGATTGCATAGAGATGTTAATCTCTGGGATTGAGATTTGAGAAGCATTCTGAGCATTAGGTACTGAGAATGAAGGAGCAGTTGTATCTTCAAAATCACCACGCTCATTATCAGCAGTTCTCTTATTATAGAAATAAGTCACTGATCCTGAAAGTAAACCAGCAACTACTGTAGCAGATCCAGTGTAGAAGAAAGAAATTGTTCCTGTTGTTTCATTATAAGTAGTAAACTGTGGTAATAGATTAGCTACTGCAAAAGTACCAGCATCTCCACTTGCAGATGGAATAAATCCACGAACTGCATCAAAATCAAAATCAGATAATATAGAAGAAGTAGTTAAAGTTAATTTATAAATACGATTAGAAACAGCAGAAGCTGAGTAATCAGAATCATAATTTAATTCACCCCAAGAAGCTGTAACTACAGTACCAGTACCAGAAGCAACAACTGGTAGAGTACCACCGTTAGCTGATCCAGTAATAAGTGCTGAAGCTGAGAATTGGTTAGTAGAGTAAGTAAAACGACCAGCACCATATAAACCACCAACTGGGTTAGGAGTTGAGAATGGAGTTGTGCTAGAAGCATTACGGTTACCATATAAAGATCCACCATTTGAAAATGGATTCTTAGCAGTACCATATTGGAAATCTAAGAAGAATACAAGACCAGAAGGTAAGTTCATTGGTTGAACGCTAACGAATTCTTTTGCTGCGATTTGACCAAATACCTTACGAACTAATGGTAATGCGATTCCAGCCCATTGCTCACCTTGACCTACTGTGAAAGTAGCTCCAGTTCCAGTTGAAGAAGCTTCAACTACTAATTGCTTTGCTTGGTTTTCCAACATCAAAGCCATGTTGTTTTTGTTTACGTCTTCGCCTAAACCTTCTAAAAGACCGGTTTTAGACCATTTGTTTGCTAATCTAGCAGCGTCACCTTGAAGTGACTTCCATGGGTTAGCAGACTCGACTAATGATTGAATTGTTTCCATTTTTTAAATCGGGTTTTTGTTTATAATTTTATTTTTTAATACCAGCTAATCGTTGCATACGAGCGAACGCATCGTTTACTTCAATAATTGGTTGTTTTGTTTGGGCAGGAGCTATACTTCTTGAAGCTGATCCTAGTGATTCTTTAATTGGTGCTTTCTTAGCTGATGCTATGAAAGATTCAGTCAACGTTTCAAATACTAGTTTAACTTCTTTTACAGTTTCTGCTTTGTCAAACGTGTTTAAAACCTTTACTTTTTCTGATTCGGTAAGATTCTTTGCTTTGAAGATTTTGTTAGTGTAAAGTAACTTAGCGTTTAATAGATTAACTTCATTAAGTTCGTTTCTTAACTCACTAATAGTTTCTTCCATTTCTTTAGCATCAGCAACTTCAGTTAACTTGTCAATAGCTTTTTTAGCTTTGTCACCTAGTGATTGGAAAGCAGCTTTAACATAGTCTTTAGCGGCTATAGCTGTTATTCCTAAGGTAGCGGCTACAGCTGCTATTATTTCTTGGTTGTTTAGATAATCGTCAACATAATTAGATACTTCTGTTACTTCTTCTTTTTCTTCATCAAGAAGTTCGTTTAAAAGTTCGTCTAATTCTACTTCTTCTTCATCTTCAACCTCTACTTCTTCACCACCCATATCTTCCATGTCTTCCATGTCTTCCATGTCTTCTTCTTCTTCACCTTCTCCAGGCATAAGCTTACCAGTTTCGATCATGTCATCAATAACTTTCATCACTAATTCTTCAATTTCTTCATCTGACATTTCTTCAAGCATTAGGTCTTCATCCATCTTGTCCATGTCTTCTTCAGAAACCATATCATCAGCTTCGTCAGTCATTTCTAACTCAGCAAGGATTTCATCTAGATTAAAAGTTTCCTCTAATCCTTCTTCTTCCATACTGTAGGTTTCGTCTAGCTTTTCTTCTTCTTCCTCTTCCTCGTTTAATCTTTCAGCAAACATAGCTGTAAGTTGTGGAGTAAAGGCTTCTTCAAGAGCAGCTTTTGCATTCGCGATAGCAGTTTCCTTAATGGTCTTAGCCTCAGCGATTGCTTCTTTGAGCATTTCTCTGTTCATTTTTTGTCCTCAATTAAATTGTTTTGGAAATACGTTTATTAAGAAACGTAATAGATTATTTATTAATAGATGCTACATAGTAGATTGTGGTAGCATATTTGAGCATACATATATATGGATTTATGTAAAGTCGCCTTTTATAAAAAAGAAATGCCTCTCTTTCGAGAGGCATCAGTCCTAAAATACTATTTTAGGAGAGGTTAAAATATTGGGCATGATCCATTAGCACAAAGTATCTCAGTGATAATAGAATTTGCTTTAATATATTTGTTATGTTGAATATTTTTAGATTCATTCATCATACCTTTTTCTTTCATGTATGATCCAGGATTTGAAGGTGTAGAGACGAAATCCCAACATAGTAGTTCAAAATCGTCTTGTACTTCCATTAAATCACCCATTTGTTTTAATGAACCCATACCACGTGATGATACACCTACTGGTATTTTATTTTGGAATAATGCTGTTAATATATTACCTGATGGTGTAGGTAATAATTCAATAGCTCCCATTACATGGTCTCCATCCCACCAAATCTTTTTAATATTATGAGAGACGTTTTTTAGGTTAATAATAGATGAGTCTGGGTGGTCTAGTTCGCCTAACGCTCTGTTTGCGCGAACATTTTCCATATACTTATCTATTTCACGTTCCCACAAATCTCTTGAGTAGTAACGACCATTACCGTTTTTAACTTCACAAGTAGCTAAGATACCTTCAACAAGTGGGTTACTTGTTGGCACAGTACCTTCAACTAATTTTAAAGGTTTAGCAGTAAAGAATTGGGTTTCTATTAATACTTGTTTCATATTAGTCTATATCACCAGTTTTTAATTTTTTCTTCCACTCTTTATCTAACTTTTTAAGATCTTCTTTTTTCTTTTTAGCATCCTTTTTATCTTCATCTTTATCTTCAGATTCAGTCTCAGATAATAATTCTTTAATTAAAAGTTGAATTTGTGAACGTAATACTGATTCTTTTAAGTCACCGTATCCTGATGATTTAAATTTACCTTTAGGTTCTTTAGGTGTACCTAATCCAGGCGCTTCAGTTTGGTAACCTACTCCTTTAATTCCAAATTGTCCATCTTTAACATAATGTTGGTTATCTTTAGCTAAGTTTTTAGCAACAATAGCTTTTAATTCTTCAACATCTTTATCAGCATTTTTAGGATCTTTTAATTCAGTGTAATATCCTTTTAAGAATTCTTGACCAAATAGGTTATCATAATTCTTTTCATCCTTATTATCATAAGCATGTTTTTGTCTATCTAATACTTCTTTAGATGGCTCTTCTTTTTCTTTTTCTTCTTTAAGAGTAGTCATGTTTTCATTAAAAATAGCATGCCAATCTTGTTTTTTACCTGTGGTTACTAATCCACCTACACCTTCACTGATAATACTTCTATTTTTAAGGATTTTAACTGTATCCTCAAATGTGTTAACAGGTGACAACATATCAGGGAATAAGCGATATGCTGATTTTAAGAAATATGCTTTATTTCCTTTACCTTCTTTAATAAGGTTGTATTGTGATTGAAGTGTTTGTTCCATGTTTATTTTTTAAATAATTTTATCAAATTGTCTACTAACGAAACTGCTAAGTCAGTACCATATACTGCTCTATATTGAGGATTTTGTTTATATGATGCTATTGTTTCTTTTTTAGCGTCTCTAATTAATGTTATAAGTTCTTTTAGTTTACCTGATAGTATATTAAAGTCACCTAAACGTCCTGCTATATATTCTTTTAGTTTTTCGTCATCAGTTGGTAATGAAGCTATAAATGATTCAACATCAAATTCAGGAGTTGTTTCTTCTTCCCATAATTGCTTAACATCAAAACTTTTAGGTTTTGTAGTTTTAACAGGTTTAAATCCTAACTTATAATAATAATTTTTAGCTTTACCTGCTACTGGCGTAGCGTAATTCATTCCTTCACCAGCGGAAAAAGACGCTCCAGTACCTGTAGCGCTTTCTTCTTTTAAGCGTTTAACAATTAAATCTTTTATTTTATTTCGTTCGCTCATTTTGCTGATTCTAACTCTTCTACTAATGAGTAGTATTGTAAAAGATTAATTAAATGATCATCATTAACTTTTTCATTCTTAGTTAAACTAGGTAGAATGTTTATAACTTCATTTATTTTAATTTGAATAGCTTTATCAGTAACTTTTTTATTTAAAGCACCTAATGTACTTTTAATTTCATTTATTTTAGCATTATAAAAATCTTTTAATTTTGAAGTACTATCAATACTATTAATAAATTCTTTTAAAGTATTCTTTTGATTTTCATTTAAGTCAGCATACTTATCATTAAACTTTTCAAGCAATACTCGGTATGTTAACACACGAATATCTTTATCTTGATGTTTAAATTCTTCTAAAATATTATTTTTAACTTCTTTTTTATCAATAGTAGATTGAGTTAAGTATTCTAAAAGTGCTGTCTTGTTCTCAATAATTTGAGTTGGGTTAGATAAATTTTCACTATTATATACTTCTAATAAAGTAAATAATGAAGCTTGAGCTTTATAATTAGGTAATTTCATTTTAAAGAAATCCTCTAAATTATAGTGATTTTTAATCTCTTTAATAAGATTATACTTTTGTCTCTTAAGAGTTGAACGATTTAAGTGTTTTGAACTTTCAACAAGTGTATTTAAAACCATGTTTGCTTTAGCTTCACTAATGTTAGTGTACTTAAAGAAGTTTTCATATAACTTGTATTCTTTACCTAATTCAGTTTTAGTAAAGTATTTCTTAAGAATTGTTGTTGCTGGCGATTCCTTACCTGATAATGTGTCAGCTGTGATTTGTCTTACTAACAATTCAAAAAGGATTCCAGTGTTTTTGTACTTCGAGTGTTTTATATTCACTTTAGCAATATTTTATCTATAAATATATATGAAATTGTTATTCTCGTATTTGAGATTCATCTAATAACGAAGAATCGTCTTTTTTAAACACGAGTTTTTTATCCATTGATTCAAGTAATGTTTTGTTTTGGAGACTTTCTAATGCTAATGGTGATCCACCTTTAAAATTATTTCTAAGTGACTTATCTTCACCAGTATCATCACCTTTCTTCATACCTTTACTACCTAATCTATCAACACCTAAGTAATTATCTTGAGTACCAATAGTAGATGCTTTTTCTTTAGGGCGACCTAAGTCTAAATCATCACCATATCCATCAGGTACTCCACCTCCATAACGACCTGAGCCATATAGTGCTGCTAAATCATGAGGTGTACCATATGACTTACCTGATTCTAATGGGTCATTACCTTCATTTTCTATTTGTTTTAATCTAAAGGTACGTTTTTGGTCCTCAGCAATTAAATCACGGTATTCATCAAATTGATCTTGACTTAAGTGGAATACATTATCATAAACCCAATCAGTAGGTAATATTTTTGTTTCCATAATACTACGAGCTAAATCTACTTTTTCTTTCATTAGCGCTATTCTTTCTTGATCATAAATGATAGAAGGAGTAGTTAAATCTAATTCAAAGTTTGTTAAGCCTTCGTTTCTATATCCTTGAGTATATAAGTGTACTAATGCTATTTTATTTAATTCTGATAATATGATACGTTGAATGCGATCAATAGTACGAGCAAAACGAATATCTTCAGCTGCTAATGTTGCTTTACCAGTTAAGTCTTTTTCATAACCCATAAATGCTTTAGGTACTTTTAAAGCAGCAAATAATTTATCTCTTAAATAAGCTACGTCTTCAATACCATTATAATCCATACCTTTAGTAGGTTCAATCTTAGTAGATGAATCATTACCTCTAACTGGTATATAAAAATCTTCCAACATATTTTGTTGGTTATATTTTAAGTTATATTCACCAGTTTGAGGATCAACTAATGGAGTTTTCTTCATTGTGTTAATAGTCTTCTGCATGAAGTTTTCTACTTCATTTGGAGGAATAGAACCAACATTGATATAAAAAATACGCTTTTCTGGGGCACGACAAATACGATGAATCAACATTGCATCTTCCATCAAGATATATTGTTTAAATAACTTACGAGCTGGTTCTAAATAAGAACGACCATAAGGTAAATAGTTTACATCAGTAATTAATCTGAAGTGAGCCATTTCATAGTTGTCAAAATATATTTTATTATCTTGTTTGTTAGAAGAATAGTTACCTTGTCCTGTTACCCCATAATATCCTGTTCCACCTGCGTATCCATCAGCACTAAAAGCAAATCTTACTTCAGCTGGGTTTTTAGGATCATAATTTTCTTCACGAGCAATATGATAAGCAGTATAAGGTATAACATTATATACACCAAATTTTTCAGCTATTTCTAACTTTAAGAAAAAATCACCATACTTACACATTTGGCGGATCCAAGACCATAAATTAAACTCAATATTTAATACATCATAGAATAAGTTGTATAATATTTTTTGTATATCTTCATCGCTACTCTTAATTTGAAGTACTTCACCCATATCATTCTTGAGAGTACATTCGTCTGCGATTATATCCAAAGCAGACGCAATAATAGCGTCAGTATCCATCGCATCATAATCAGAGTAGATTTGAGTACGTAAATACTTCCAGTTAAGATTTAATTGAGCACCATAAAGTGATGTACTATTACTTGCGTAAATACGATTATACCTGTCAACTAAAGAGTTAGTTTGATATTCTCCAGTAGTTTGAATACTGTTAACATCCATTACTTTAAGTTCATTACCTCCAGCATTTCTGATGATAACATCAGTGGAGAATAATCGTCTTAGTCGTGTAAATACACTTGTATCTGCCATTTTATATTAAATTATACGTATAAATATTATAGTAACCAGCTAATGTCCTCAGCTCCTTGTCCAAAATCCATTTTATATGGATTACTATTGTTAAATGATGCTCCATAAACACCTTGTTGGTTTGTTTTAACTACAGTAATGTTACTAAGCATAGCACGAGTTAAATCCATTCCTTGTGTTCTAAATTTAAGAGCTGTGTCCCTTACATACATTGCTGTTCCAAAACTCATAACTAAATCATCATTATATCCTGATTGTGCTTCTGGTCTGCCATTTCTCCAGATAAACACTTTCATTTCTTCTAATAATCGTTTAGATTGTATAACAACACTTTTATCTCCAATGTACTCTCTAAATTTATTAATTACAAGTGGTCTTGTTTTTAAAGACATTGTAAATCCAGGTGTCATTCTTGACGGATCATCATACTTATCTAAATAAGAATCAGCATTTATTGCTTCAGTTTTTGGAGAGTGATATAAATTTCTATATCCTCTTTCCTGTATTGACTCAATTGTTGACCATCCTATGTTAGCATTTTCAACAACTAACAACGCTTCATTATATTCTGTTGCTATTGCTACTAACAAATAACCAAATTCTTTAGGTGATAATTGTCCTTTATATTCACCTACTTGAGTATTTGTTTCAATATCTATAATATGAAACGCTGAAAAGTCTTTACCATCTCCTCGAGCAACATCGGCTACAACCATATAACTACGGCTATAATCTGCTGGTTCCCATATCCATAAGTTATGATCGACTCCGCGTCTCTCCAAGGGATCCTTAATATATGTTTGAGAAATAAAGTCTATATACTCAGGATAGAATACTACATCACCTGATGTGCTAAAATCACAGTCACATTCTTGTGCTGCCATTCTAGGGTCACCTAACAATTCATCTTGTCGTTTTCTCCATTCCTCATCTCGTTCAGGATGAACATACCATGGTAATTTAATAGGTAAAAATTGGTTTTCACCTGCTTCTGCTTTAACCCATGTTTGATGGAACCAATTACCAGTACCATATGGAGTAGATAATACAATTGCTCCTCCTCCAGTGGCTAATGTTTGTTGAGCGGATGCCCAAATCTCACCAATACCATCAATAAATGCGGCCTCATCTATTATCAGCAAAGAAACGGCTTCGGATCGACCTGCATCACCAGCTGCTGATACTGCTTTAACCTGAGAACCATTACTTAGTCGTAATGTTAGTTTATTATTTTCTTCCGCTGTTATTTTTAACCAAGAAGGTAAGTTTTCAAACATAAATTTAACTTTTGTTACCATGTTTTTAGCTGTCTCTTGCTTAGTTGCTATACATAAGATGTTTTTATCTTTATGAAATAACATTAACCATAAAGAATAACCGGCTACTAGGGTAGATATACCTAATTGTCTTGATTTAAGTATTATATCATATGGATTATCTTTCCATAAATTAAGTACTTTATCTTGGAATGGATATAAGTTAAATAATACTCTACCACGTTGTGGATGTTGGATATAGCAGTATTTACGCATAAAGTGCGCCGGGTTAGAGGCGCACTTCAGGTATTCTTCACGAATTATTTGTTTTATGTCTTGACTCATAAGTAACCCTTATTAAGGGAGGTATTATCTGATAACATCAGATATTAATGCTTTAAGATCTTTACCTCCATCTTTAAACAACTTTTTAATTTCTGATTTCTTGATAAGTTGTCTAACAATTTCAATATTTTCTTTTGTTGGGTTTGCTAATTTTTTCTTGATACCTGACTCTAGTTTGTCTAGTCTCTCTTTATCAGCAGGTGATAATGATTTAGCTAATTTAGTTGAACTAAACTCTTTATCTAATTTCTTTAATTCAGCTTTTGAAGGTTCAGCATTAGCTATTTTAGCATCTTTCTTATCATCTTCATCTTCTTTACCATAAGTGTCTTCTACTTCTTCATCTTCATCTTTACCTTTTGCTTCAAAGAAATTTACTGGGTCATCAGCTGTTCCTAATTTTGGATTTTTAGTTGTAGCTCTAGCTTTATTAACTAGTGCTTGTTTAGCTTGTGTATTTAACGCTGCTGGGTTAGGGACATCTATATCTGCTTCACCTAAGATTTCAACAATGTTTTCTTCAATATACTTTTTTAATTCAGATAATTTCATTGTGTTTAGTTTTTGTGTATAAATATCAAAAACCTAGACAAGATTTAACTTGTTTAATTCTTTCCTCAGTAGTACCCGATATGAATGCTAAATTTTTAATTTGATTTAAATTCTCACTTATAGTACCCTTAATAGTTATATCAATTAACTTACGATAATCAGCATCTGTTTCTCTAACTCCATTATCTTCAATATCAACTCCAACAGGTGATACATAGAATATATAATCATATTCCCAAATTAATGGAGCAGCATACTTAGTAAATGCTTCTTTATCATCACTATCAATTGATTGAGCACATTTAGCAAATGACATTACATCAATAATTGTCCTATCAGTAATAACATTTTCTCTCATTAACTCAGAACAACGTTCAGCTAAGAATATTGTTTGTCCTTTTAATGTACTATCAGTATTTAATGGAATACCCAAATCACGTAAATATTTACTACGTTCAGTAGCGAAATAATAATCTTTAAATTCAGGTAATTCCTTTAATGCATTCACTAGTGTAGACTTACCTACACTCATTGTTCCTGTAAATCCTATCTTCATATTAAAATCTTTGTTTAGCTACACCTGATTTATACCATGGTAATCCAACTCCATCTTTTCTAGCCTTCTTATGACTATCTTTAGTATGTTGAACACCATTAATATAATATTCTTCTTTACCTTCTGGTGTAATTAATGCTGGTCCTTCCCAGTTATGTAACTTACCATCTTTGATATGACGTACTGTGCCGTCAGGTGATGTGAATTTCTTTGTTTGTAACGTTTCGTCTACAACTAATGGTTTTACTTCTTTCATGTTATTAATTTATTTATTAAATATAACATCTCTATTCCCAATAGCCAAGTAAGTATTATATATTTTCCAAATAATTTAAAAAATCTTCAAATACTTCTCGTTGTTCATGTTCCGACTTTGTTATAGCTTCACGTAATATAGTTGGAACATCTTGATTAGATTCAACTAACAACAACTTAAATGTATTTAATGTTGACTCAGCTATTAGTAAATCAGCTTGACTATCACCATAATCTTCTAAGTCATTTAAGTATAATTGAATGTATTCGTTTAGTTTATTTTTTGAGACTTTCATATATAAGATTTTTTAAACGTTTAAATGCTTCAGTTAATTTTTGTACTTGTAAGTTTAACCACTTTAAACGTTCTCCAAAACGTTTACCTTCCATTGGTTTTTCTGTATTACCATCTGGGATGTATTTAGCTAATGGTTTCATATACTCGCTTCCTGTTAAGAATATAAATTTATCTTTTTCAGGGTTGATACCTGCTGATTTCATTTGCTTAATTGTTTCTTCACCCCATTTTTCTTTCTCATCTTTAGGCATTTCCTTAAGAGTTTTATCGTAAGGTTCTAATTTCTTAGTTAAAGGAACTAAATGATGTTTAGCAGATAAGATATACATTTTATCTGGTTTGAGTGATTTACCATATTCTAATGTTTTTTGGAACATTGGAGAAGCAGAATACAGCTCCTGAGCTGGAGCTGCATGTTTAGTCTTTGATTTGGTACAACTTAAAAGTACTACTTTAGCCATTAATATTGTTTACGTATAAATATTAGGCAAGTGTTATCTCTTTAATTACTTCTTTTTTAGCTAAATCGTTTATACGGTAAATTAAACAAGGCATTAGTTGTGGAATTAACTCAGGACATTTATCACTAAAATGTGCTAACAATGATTCAAATGCCGGAACATATCCTCTATATTGTATTCTTATACCTAATTTTTTAGTATCTAATACTTTTTTAACTAAATTATAATTTTTATTAGGACTTGTTTTACGTAAATCCATAAACATATTATATAAAGCTATAATATAAGGTTTTGATGCTTC